TTTGTCTATATCTGCTCATTTTAGTTGTCTACCTTTGCTCCCGCTCTCCATTGATAACACGACCAGTATCTAGCTTTCCATTTAGGACCTGGATTATCACAATTATGCCTAGCTCTAAAAGACTTTCTTCGAGCTGGGTTATCTCTCTTAATACTTAATCCAGTTGTATCGCCGAATGACACTTTAACAATATTGCCTTGGTCATTCTTAACATAAACATAAAACTTCTTACTGCCACCTCTAATCGGGTCGTTTAATTTAACTTTCTTACCTTGATACTCAGCCTCTTGTAAACCCTCAAGCTCGTGCTCAAAGATACACTCTTCACATGCTTCATCAATATTTTCGAATTCTTTAAATGTTTTCATTATAGTTTCTCTATCATCTTAGAAACGACATCCTCTAATCTAGTTCGCCATTCCTCTTTGTATCGTTCCCTATATTTATCAATTGTTTCAGCTGAAGAAGCCCATTCTTTTATATCTTTTTTGCCAATAGATTTAGGGTCGTTAGGTGTGCCTCTTAATTTAGCATCTACTGGTGCTACATCTGGCGTTTCACCTGGTGTCATTTCTTTTGTATGATTAGCATAATCATGCCCAATTTCATAGGACTCAGGTACAAAACCCTCTACTTTTTGTGCATCTTCTATACTCATCTCTTCAGGTACACAATTCGGTACCATCTTGTCACCTTTTTTCTTCATACCAACCTTTTTATAACCTGCCCAACAAGCATCTTGTAAATCTCTCTTAAATTCACCAAACATTTTCTTATACTTTGTTGTATGAATACTTGGTTTAGTCTTAGCATCTTTATCGCCTGGTGCTGGTTTATTATCGTTCTTTGTAGTATCTTTATTCTTAAAGTAGTCCGCTCTTTTGTCTTTAGTATCTTTCTTTAAGTCTTTGTAATACTTTTTAGGTTGTGTACCTTTTTTCTTTTTGACATCTCTATCCTGTGGTTGAGCATCCATATCTTCTTGTACATCTGATACTGCTTCAAAACCATAGTCAACATCTAAGTTATATTCTCTCACTTGTGCCTCCCTATCGCTGGCTTCTGGAATGCAATCCCAAATCCACGCTTTATGCAAATTGTTTTTGTTATCTTCTACAACAATATAATTAGTACCTTTTCTCACAATCTTACCTTCAATATTTTCTTTGATATACTTTACAGTATCGCCGATATTAAATATCTGTTCTCTGATATAAAGGTCTCTAATTTGTTGTTGTTCAAATTCATTTAAACTAGCAATTGGTTTCTGAGCAAGACCGATATGTGCGGCTGCACCACCGAATGAGGCAGCTAGTTTCATACCTCTTCTTACTTGTTTCATAATAGTTGTTGCATCTGCATTTCCTGGTAAACCTTTTTTGAAACTTGCAAGGTCACCTTTGGCAGCTGCAGCTCTCATCTTAGAAGCACTCATACCTGTGGCACCCTCAGCATCGGGGTCCCTTTCACCGGCAGATACAACTTTAATACTTTGAAAATCATATAGACCATGTCTTGATTTTACACCATTATATTTCTTTAAAATAGTATCGAATTCTCTTACTCTATCTGAACCTGCAACCATAGTTACATCTGTATAACCTTTATTGTGTAGGTCAGTTGCAAGGTCAAGTACCATATTCGTAGGATTAATTTGAATATTTCTAGCATGACTAGGAAATAACTTCTTCATAATCGTTAACTTATCTCTAGGAGATAGTGGATTCTTTTTAGGATCCTCACTTCTACTTAGAAAGATTTTGTAATCATTTGTAGGTTGTGACTTGACTTTACTAATAAGTTTTTCGTGACCAATTGTAGGTGGATTAAAACGACCAAATGCAAACGCAACAGACTTCTTAGTTGCCTCATGCATCTCTAAATCTTGTACTTCTTTATCAGTTACAATACCATCTTCTAAAATCTTTTTACACTTCTTGTAGAATTTTAGATAGTGATATTTCTCTAACATCTTATAGATAACATTTTTTGGTAGTCTATTCTTAACACCGTAATCTCTAATTTCATCTGGTGCCATATCTGTGTCAAATGCTTTTCTTCTTTCTGCATCAACACCGTCACCAATTCTAATGATAACTCGTAAGTCATCTTCGATTTCTTCTAACTTATCTTTAATTTTATCTTGTAAGTTTAGAACATCGTTTGGTTGTAAATCTTTTAATTCATTGTAGTCGATGATATCTCTTGTTAGTTCACCTTTAACTACATCTAGTTCTTGGACTTTTCTAGTAAACTGACCAATATACATGTCAACATCGAATGTAAAATCTTCTGGTCTTTTAACAAACACATCTCTTTCGACATCAAAAACGGCATCTGCCTTTCTATTTTGGTCATCGTAAGTTGCTTTGTCTGTAATGAAATAGTAATTGATTGGGTGTTCTGTACCAGGAATTACCTTACCTTGAATGTTATCAGGATTTGAGGCAGACAAATACTTTTTAGAAAGTCTAACTCTTTCATCTTCTCTCTGACCTAGTGGTACATCAAACAATACATTGATATCTAAATCTGCATCGTTTCTATATCGTTTAGTTAAAATAGAACCAATAAGAGAATACTGTAGTACAGGATATTCCGCTTCGAATACCTTTAACTGTTTCTCTATCTGTGCCTTAACACTTGGTTTAATTTTAGGGTCAATAGTATCTGCATTATCGAATACAGCCGGTGCATATGTCCGTCTTGGTATATCAATAATACTTTCTATGACTTCTCTAAACTTTTTCATTTTCTTCTTTTTGCCCTTAGTTCGGTAGCAATCCATCTCTTAGCAGTATAAGATTTTATTGGACTGTTAAGCATTCTGTTAACTGCTTTACTTACTTTGTTCATAGTAACTGTTGTTAATTCTTTGTCTGATATATTATTATCAATAATTGCCATGTTACTAACGCCAAATAAATTTTGAAACTTACCTATATTTGATTGTACATCATTCCAACTTCTACTTACAATGTATTCTGGTATTGTTCTACTTCTCATTTGATTTCTTTGTAATGCCACATCTAATGAGGTGTTTACAAATACCATATGTGTATCATAACCTAATTCTTTTAATGCTCTTACTTGATATGAAATCTTATCAAAATCTCTACCTGTACCATCAATAATTATACCTAATCTGCCTTGTAAAGATAAGTCTAATTGTTTTGATGTTATTGCTTTTGCTCTATCTCTGACCATATCTCTAGCATCTACTTCACTATCAGGCATCTTTAATGAAAGACCTGCCTTTTTAAGACCTCTTTCAAATGCGTTATCTGAATTGATAACTTTCATACCTGAACCACCAAATGCACTGGCAGTGACAAAAGATTTACCAGAACCTGGACCACCAGCTAAAAAGAAAGCCTTAAAGATGTTCTTATCATAAACACCCTCTGTTAAATCTTGGTATCTTATCTGGTCAAATGTTTTCATTTACTAACCTTTTGTACTATTTGTTTTGCTATAGCTTCTGGTGTATCACCATATGCTTTAATATTTATTATTTCTTTTTTATAAAAGTCTAACAAAGGTCTAGTTTCTTTTTCGTATGTTGCCAATCTTTTTTTAATAATTTCTGGCTTGTCGTCTTCTCTACCTCTGGCAGTTAATCTCTTAATAATTTCTTCTTCTGGTATAACAAGGTTAATTACATAGTCGTATTCAATACCTTGTTCTTCCATCATCTTTGCCTGTTCTACACTTCTAGGAAAACCATCAAAGATATAACCTTTTTGTGCGTCTGGCTTTTCTATTCTTTGTTTTACTATCTTAATAGTCATAGGTGTTGGTGCAAACTTACCTTGGTCTAGTAATTTCTTTACAGTTCTACCGTCTTCGGTGTTTTGTTTTGATATTGCTCTTAACATTTCACCTGTATAAATGTGTGGTATACCTAACTTCTTAGTAATAATTTCTGAATAGGTAGACTTACCAGAACCTGGTCCACCAATCATAATGATTTTAGGTCCGTTGATTGCTTCAAAATAAAANTGTTTAAATGTCTTCATTAATTCCAACCCTTTGGCATAGTAAAGTTTTGTCTGCTAAATTCTAATCTATCTACAAATTTAACTGCACCTGCTGAGCTGTTGATTGCAACATAACCCTCTGGTGCCGTTACTCTGTAACCATCTTTTGTTCGTAAGAAGTGACCAATAGATTTAATCTGGTTCATCTTCTGTAGTAAAGTACCTTTTGCGATACCTAATGTAATGTGTGAGGCAATAGCAAAGTATAATGCTGTTTGATTTCGGTCAATAATTTGTAAACCTTTTTTCAAAGCAACTTTGTATTTTTCTTTCCCTCGTTCTGTTTTCTTACTATCAATCTCTTGTTGTAAGTAGTTCTCAAAGTAATCTCTAAACTGTGCTTGCATAACCTTAACTTTGGCCATACTTGAATTTGAATTTCTAATGTATGAGTT